ACCGCCATCTGGTGCATCCACGTTCCGCTTGCCGGCAGGACGCCCGAGGCGTCGGTCCTCGAGGCGAAGCCCTGCGAGCTGGCGATCGTGACCGGGAAGCCAGAGGTCACGGCGGCGACGAGCTCGGCCCAGGTCTTCACGGCGACGACGTGCCGGCACGGGTGCCGCTTGGCGATCGCGTCGAGCCGGCCCCTGTCGCCCTGGCCGCCGCAGCCATACGCCCCCCAGGCCTTCGCCCGGTCGGCCGAGTAGGCGGTGAGGTCATACCCCAGTTCTGGGAACGGCCCGCGGTACACGACGCCCCAGTCGCGGAGGAACTTCGCGGCTCCCCAGCCGGTGGCTCCGTCGCTGTAGCCGCCGACCGGGCTGGCACCGTCGCCACCCTTGCCGCGACTCTCGACGCGGGCCCCGCCGTAGATCGCCTCGGTGGCCGGCAGGACCGGCGGATCGGGCAGCTCGCCCAGAACCCACGACACGGCCTCGGCACAGAAGACCGCGTGCATGGCTCCCCACGCGACGCAGTCCCCGATGCCCTGCCGGCCGACGACGAAGGGCTGGCCGTAGCGGGCCCGGTGGGCCTTGTCCATCTGCCGCCACAGGAAGGTATCGACCTCCTTCGCCTGGGCCATGGCGTCGGGGGCGGCCTTCGCGAACACGCCCCGCGGGCCGAGCTCGTCGAGGAACGCCCGCGTCCCTTCCGGGTCTGGTCTGTAGCCCGTCAAGTGATCGTCGAGGTCGAAGCCGGCGGGCGGGGCAGGGGCCCGGGCGTTGAGCCACGCGGCGACCGCGAGACCCAGGAGCAGGGCGACGGCGAACAGTCGGAGGCTAGCGGGCCGCATCGGTCGCCGCCCTCCCCACGTCGCGGAACGCGGCCACCCAGGCCGACCGCTGCTCGGGCGTCACGGGCCCGCCGGCGGTGCCGACGGCCGCGTCGAGGTATCCCTTGATCGCGTCGCGGGCCGCGGGCTGGCGCTGGCCGATCGACACGCCCCGGCACCGCAGCTCCCGGGCCCGGTGCCGCAGCTCGTCGAACGCGACGCCGGTCTTCAGGAACGGGGCCTCGGTCATGCCGTCGGCTTCGATCTCGTCGGCCAGCTCGGAGCACAGGGCCCCGATCGTGGCGGCGTCGGCCGAGGCGGTCGGCCCGCGGAACAGGCCGCGCAGGTCGAGCGGGACGCCGGGGGCCGGCGTCGGGGCCGGGGCCGCGGGACCGCTCGACAGGTATGAGCCGAGCGCCGCCGCCAGCAGCACGACGGCCGCCGCCTGGCGGACGGTGACACGCGAGCGGATCCACGCGAGGGCCTCGGCCGCCCGGGCCGGGAGGTCGCCGCCACCGAAGACCAGGGCCGCCGCAGCGGCCAGGAGGATCGCGGTCAACATGTCAGCCGTACCTCACGAGACGCAGGACTTGTTCCATCGCCCCGGCCGCGATCGCCAGGACCAGCGAGCGGATCGCCGGCCGGACCAGGATCCAGACCGGCCAGGCCGCGAGCGGGACCGCCTTGTCGGCCAGGGCGTCGAAGAGCGCGGCCACGGCCTCGAGGACCATGGCCTTCTTCTCCTGGCCCGTCATGCCGTCCAGGCCGTCGAGCGTGGTCACGGCCAGACGCAGCAGGCCGACAAGCAGCTCGCCGAACTCGGCCCAGGTCAGGCCGCCGGCGGCCGCGGCCTTGGCAGTGACGATATAGGCCGAGATCTTGTCCTTCAGCGACAGGAAGGCGACCGAGGCGGCGAGCGGGGCGGCGGTGGTCGGCGTGGTCATTTGCGTCTCCAGACGGCCTCGGCGGGGACGACCTGGCGGCGGCGTTGCCGGCAGGACTGGCACTCGACGTACTGGACCTGCGCGGGGCCGGCCCGCTTGCTACTCTCGACGCGGCAGCGGCCGCCGCAGCGCAGGCACTTGCTAGCCGGCATGGATCCGCATCCTCGCGACGGCGGCCGCCGCGGCGGCCTTGGCTCCGGCCAGGGACGAGACCTTGATCGAGCGCGGCTCCGCGGTGGCGGCGGCCGGGATCTTCTCGGGGCTGTCGTCGATCCAGATGTCGACGGAGAGGCCGGCGGCCTCGGCGGCCGACCGCTTCTGCGTGTCCGGCCCGCACAGGAGGACGCCGGCGAGCTCCTCGTAGAGATCACCGAACGCGAGCCGCAGCTCGTGCCGGTTCTCTTCGTTGTCCTGCCGGCGGGTGATGCAGACGACGCGGTTCCCGCGGGCGTGGGCCTCGGCGACGAAACTCCGCCACAGGCCCGGTGCCGCGGTGAACGTGCCGTCGAAGTCGAGCGAGATCGTCAGCCCGCGCGACTCGGCCCGGTGCGCCACCATGCCGCGGGCCTGTCGCCAGGCGTCGAGGGATCGCGACGACAGGGCGGACGACGGGTACGCGGCCCGGGTGACCGGGGAAAGATCGTAGAGGCCCGAGGCCTCGGTGATCGTCCGCGTCACGTTGCCGCGATCGTCTTCCTCCCAGGTCTCGCCCTTGGCGTTCGCCGTGAAGGCGAAGGACGAGCCGAAGATCGTCTTCGAGCGGATCAGCGTCAGGACCTCGGCGGTCGTCGGCGTCGCCACTGGGTCGGCCTCGTAGGCCAGGCCCTTGTCCGTCTTCTCGATCCGGAGCGAGCCGTTCGTCGTCCGCGCCAGGATCTTCGAGTCGTCGTGGTTGAACAGGAGCGGCACGTCGAGCCGCTTCTTCGCGAGGATCTTGTCGAACGCGGTCGGCGAGAACTTTTCGCGGAAGCCACCGAGGTCAACCGAAAGAGAGTCCCACGGCGGGGCGATCCCGCGAATCTTCGGTGCCTCGCCGTCCCGCTGCTCGACCGTCAGCTCGCCGCCGTCGGCGAGCGGGATGTAGCGCCTCTCCAGTTCCATCGTCCTAGCCTCCTGCCTGCGGTGGCATGGGGTTCGTGCCGTCGACCATCTGGGACGCGAGGGCCTCGGTGATCGTCGGGAATGCCGCCGTGATCAGGGCGACTGCCGCGTCCTTGTCGATAGTGCCGGCGGCGATCTGACCCAGGACCTCGAGGAGCGCCGTCACCTGGGCACCGTTGAGCGCGGTCGCGGCCAGGTCCGCACCGGAGGCGGCCGCGGCGAGCGGGTCGACCGTCGAGTCGATCTCGGCCGGCGTCGCCGGCTCGTCCGCCGGCGGCTCGCCGTCGGCGACGACGGTCCCGCCTTCCGGCGCGGCCGCGTTGCCAAGCGTCGAGAACCCGAGCTGCATGTACGTTTCGTCCGCCGCCGGGTCCTCGAGGAGCGGGAGGTCTTCCATCTCCCGCAGCTCCTGCGGCTTCAGAGCCCCCATGTTGAACAGGGCCTGGTAGAGCTGGACGCGGCTTGCGGTGTCGGCCCGGAGGATCCCGCGGTTGTCGAGCCGCGCGTACACGTCCTCGCCGTAGACCGGCTGGAGCATCATGTCGAGCGGGCCTTCCATGCGGCGGGCCCACGGCAGCAGGCACCAGACCTGCGCCGACAGGTGCTCCTGCTCGACGTTCGACCAGCGAGCCATCTTGTGATCGCCGACGAGCGTACTGGGCACGCCCCATGCCCTGGCGATGTCGGGGAGGATCGAGTCCCGCAGCTCCTGGTACTGGTTCGCCTCCATCGAGTTCGACTCGATCGGCTTGAGCTGGGTCTTCTTCGGGAGGACGGCGATCGACCCGCGGTTCCGGGCCCCGCCGTAGATCTCGCGAAGCTGGGCCCGCAGGGCGGTCATCGCCTCGTCGGGGATCTTCTCCTGGAGCTCCATCACCATGTCGGGCCGGGCCGAGTTCGCCCAGAACGCGGTCGCCGCGATGTCGAGCTGCCGGGCCAGAGCGATCGACGTGCCGCAGAGCTCGGAGGGAGCCATGCCGACCAGGCCGTTGTCCGAGAGCCATCGCCAGTGGATCACCGGCTCGCGGATCGTCTCCCACGATCCGGAGTCTCCCCAGAACTGGTAGGAGACCGAGTAGTCCCGGTTCCGCAGGACGTTGACCCGGCTCGGGTGCATGGGCCGCAGCTCGGAGCAGAACCCGCGCGGGCCTGGCATCACGCGGGCGAAGGCGTTCCCGTGGAGGGCGGTCCAGTAGGCGACGAGCTGGTAGAAGTCGTAGGCGCTCTGCCAGCCGTTCGGCCGCTTCCGCAGCGTGTACGAGCAGGGAAGGTCCGCGTCCTCTTTGCGGCCGCCGGGGAGCGTCCGCATCACCTGGACCGGCATGACGGCGACGGCCTGGGCGATCCACCGCACGACGGCCAGGATCGAAGAGACGCGGATCGCCTCGGTCGTGCCGATGTCGGCCGGCGAGATCGTGCCGAACCCGAACGACGCGACGGGGCTCCAGACGGAGCCGACGGCCCGCTTCTCGGGCGTGGTGCGGCGCGTGGCCCGCCGGCGGGGCGTGGACTTGGCGGGCGTCTTGCGGGCCATCTGCGGCGTCCTGCGGGCCCGGGGCGGAGAATCCCCTGGGCCTGACCAGTGTCAGACGCTCGCCGGTTCCGGCGAAGTTCGCGGGCCCGCTAGATCAGCGTGATCCGGTAGTCGTCGAGGCTCCCGGCCACGTCGTCCTCGTCGGTGCTCGCCAGCGCGAGCGCGTTCACCAGGGCCGCGATCCCGTCGATCTTCTCGTTGCTCTTCGCCTTGTCCGGCTTGATCATGCCGGTCGGGTCCGTGTACACGCAGACGTTATTCGCGTTCCACGTCGCGACCGGGTTGCCGCCGGTGCGGAGCCGCTTCTCGACGACCAGGGCCTCGAGCAGCTTGCAGCTCGAGTTCAGGTACGCGGTCCGCTGCGGGATGTCCTTGACCGTGATCCCCTCGCGCTGGAGCAGCGTCTCCAGGGCCCCGGCCTGCCACGGGTCGACGCCGACCGCCTTGATCTCGTGGGTCTCGCCGTAGGCGATCAGGTCGCGGGCGACGCTCTCGTGATC